AACCAGCCCGACGCCGCTGCCCTGGGACGTGTCGTTGGCGCTGCAGTCCAGGCAGAATTGATCAAGCAGAAGCGTCCTGGAGGCTTACTTGCCTAATGGCTACCTTCCCATCTATTACACCGTCTTACGGTGCCCAAAAAACCAGCCAACCCCGCGTGCGCTCCACCCAATTTGGTGATGGCTATAGCCAACGCACACGTTACGGCCTCAATACCAACCCCAAAACTTGGGACTTGACTTGGCAAAACATATCCGAATCAAACGCCGACACCATCGAGACCTTTCTTGATGCCCGTGGTGGCGCCGAAAGTTTTGACTGGACCCCACCCGGCGGCGAAAGTAGCGCCAAGTGGATTTGCCAGCAGTGGAACAAGACCATACCGTATGTAAACCGAGCCACGATCACCGCCACCTTCGTGCAGGTATTTGAACCATGAGCGAGATGTTTCAGGAACTTATCAGTTCCAATCCTTACGCGATTATTGAACTATATGAACTGCATCTTGTAACGGCAATTCACGGCTCGGACGACATATACCGCTTCCATAACGGCGTCAACGGCACCACCTCTTACGGCGAAGTCAAGTGGAAAGGCGAAACCTATTTCCCATTCCCGATTGAAACCGAAGGTTTTGAGTACAGCGGCAACGGTCAACTGCCCCGTCCCAAAGTTCGTATTTCCAACATCACTGGCGCAATGTCCACCATCTTGGTGAACGCCAACGCAGCAACCAACGGCAGTGATTTGATTGGCGCAAAATTCATCCGTATCCGCACGCTCAGTCGTTTCTTAGATGCGGAGAACTTCCCCAGCAATACCAACCCATATGGCACACCAGATCCTGATGCTGAAATGCCGCAGGAGATTTATTACGTTGATCGCAAAACGCTAGAAAGCCGCGACGTTGTTGAGTTTGAACTGGCCGCATCTTTTGACATGGCTGGTGTGCGAGCGCCCAAGCGTTTGGCAATGTCCAACCTCTGCCAATGGCAGTATCGCGGACTGGAGTGCGGCTACACCAGTGATGCGGTTTTTGATGAAAACGACTCTGCGGTCAACACCGAACCGGCACCAAATTTCACCGCTGGCACGACAACGCTCAACGTCAACCAAAGCCTGTTTGTCGATCAGTCGCTGACCTCCAGCAACCGCTGGTACAAAACTACGCTTCAGGCTGATGGCAATTTTGTCACCTACGCCAAAGACAACACCGCACGCTGGGCGCTAAACACCGTTGGCAGCCCGTCCTACCGCTTGTTTAATCAGGCTGACGGCAACTTAGTGCTGTACAACAGCGGCGGCATTGCAGCATCAAACGCAATCTGGTCAACGCAGACGGCTTACCTCGGCACACCAACTGCCATTACACACCGCGATTGGCGTCAAGAAAGCACGGTTAACACAGGCCGCGCTGGTGCATTTTTCTACGAAGTGCTTGGCAACGCGGGTGACTACCCAGGACAAAGCCGCACCGCAACCCGCGCTTTTACCGTCGGCAGCCGCACCATCACCATCAGCTACACCGCTACGTCCTACGAACTGTCGCAGCAATACAAGGATGCGTTCACGGCAATCGGCCTGACTGTCAATTACGCCTGGACGCAAGGCACCCCGGTGATCGACAACGACTACAACGACCCGAACCTCAAGCCAATGGCAAAAGGCACAATCACTACGTCAACGGGGTTGTGGCGCGTTGGTGAATACTTCAATGCTGAGGTCACAGTTACATCCGGCAACCCATGGCGCTTTGGAGATCCAGTCGTAACGCCCGGCACACAAGGCACGTTTAGCTCTGTTGCAGCGGTTTATAGCCTCCGCACCGGCAGCGGTTACGCCAACAATTATCTGACGATGCAGGATGACGGCAACCTCGTTTATCGCAACGCTGCTGGTGCGGCATTGTGGGCATCAGATTACGTGAACACCACCGAACCCCGCGTGGCAACAGGCAGTGTGGATCCAGCCGATGACGTGTGCGGCAAGCGCCTAAGTAGCTGCAAGGCACGATTCGGTGCCACCAACAGCCTGCCGTTCGGCGGCTTCCCCGGTTTGGGCGGTTACTACTGATGACCTGGCGTGATGACGCCATCCTGCACGCCAAACAAGAGGCGCCACGGGAAGCCTGCGGTTTGCTGCTAGTTACCGACGGCGTGGAGCAGTACAAGCCATGTCGCAACTTGGCGCGTGATCCGCAGGACTTTTTCATCCTTGACCCAGACGACTACGCCGACGCTGAAGATACCGGCGAGATCCTTGCCATCATCCACAGCCATCCGCACACCCCGGCACAGCCCAGTGACGCTGATCGCTTGGCATGTGAGAAGTCCGGCCTGCCGTGGCACATCGTCAACCCCGTCACCGGCGAATGGGGCGGTTGCCAACCATGTGGCTACAAGGCACCGCTGCTGGGACGGCAATGGGTTTGGGGCGCTGCAGACTGCTGGACACTGGTGCGCGACTGGTACGCCGAAACGTGGGGGCTCACACTGCCGGACTGGAAGCGACCCAAGGATTTGACGGCATTTAACGCCAGCCCGATGTTTGAAGATTGCTGGGTTGATGCTGGATTTAAGGAGGTGGATTTTCTTACAATGCAGGTTGGCGATGCGTTGCTGATGGCGGTCGAGTCAGCACAACCAAACCACGTCGGCGTCTACGTCGGGGACCAGATGCTGCTGCACCATGCGATTGGTCGGCTGAGTTCCCGCGACGTTTATGGCCGCTACTATCAAGCAAAGACGCAGCGCGTCCTACGCCACCGCAGCAGGTGCCAGTGATGCGGATAGTCAAGGTCTACGGTCCACTGGCGAAATTCCTGGGACAGCGCAGCTTCAAGTTTGCGGTCAAGACACCAGCCGAAGCGATCCGCCTGCTGCTGGCTAACTTCCCGCGTCTGCAGGCGCACATGGCTGAGCACGACTACAAGATCAGCGTGGGGCGTCTGCAGCTACCGATTGGCGACCACCCGGAATACATCCACTACCCGACTTCAAATAGCGAGACGATCAGAATTGTGCCGGTGGTTAGTGGTGCTGGTGATGGTGTTGGTCAAATAATTGCTGGTGTTGGATTATTTGCGCTCTCCTTTTTACTTCCTGGCGCTCAACTTGGTTTATTTGGACTTGGACAGATTGGTCTAACTGCTTTTGCCGCTCCAGTGGCTGGGATAGGAATCAGCCTTGCATTAACTGGTGTTTCACAACTGCTTAGTCCCACAACACAATTATCTACCGGCACCGATTCTGACTTCGACCCGCGCAAGTCGTACAGTTTCAGTGGTATTCAGAACGTGGCACGTCAAGGTGTCCCGGTTCCGATTGTTTACGGCGAAGTGTTAGTCGGCAGCATCGTCGTGTCTGCTGGCATTGAAACCGAAATGGTGAGGGCACCAGCGTAATGGCTACCGAAAACGACAATCTTGAATCCAAGCAAATACTGCGCCTCGTAGATTTATTGTGCGAAGGTGAGATCGAAGGTTTTCCGTCCGCTCGTGCTTATAGCCGTGGCACTACGGAATACAATCGCGCATTGCTGAAAGATATTTATTTTGATAATACGCCGATTGTTCAAGGCAATGCCAATCCTTCCCAACCATATCAAGAACAAGATTACAACTACAAAAACGTTCAAATTTCCACCCGTTATGGCACAGCAGATCAGACTTATTTAACAGAATTATCTGAGCCAAACGAGCAGGAAACATCCCAAGAAATTGCTGTTAATCAGCAACTCGTTGGTTGGATTTACGCCGGTGGTCCCATTGACGGTCCCCCACCAGCGCCGGGCATCCCGCTCACAAGATCAATAACAGACCCAAATGTTGAGGAAGTTCGCGTCACCATTAACGTTCCGCAACTACAAAACTTTCATAACAATGGCGATATTCGCGGTTATCATATTCTCATCAAAATTGAAGTCGCCTACGGCGGCGGTGCGTACACAACCGTCATTGATGACAGTATTGGTGGACGGACAGTTGATTTATACCAGCGATCCTATTTGATTCCGCTAACAAATGCGACACGTCCAGCAACAATTAGAGTCACAAAAAACAGATACGATTCGGCATTTATTGAAGACAAATATACGGTTTCTGGCAATGCTTTTTGGGCGAGTTATACGGAAATAACCAGGACAAAAACCAAGTATCCGTATAGCGCCTTGGTTGGGATGCGAATTGACTCCGAGTCAGTCAATAACATTCCCCAACGTAGTTACAGGATTCGTGGCCTCAAGGTCAAAGTCCCAAGCAATGCAACGGTTGATGCTACCAAAGGTTTTTTGGTTTACAACGGCGTCTGGGATGGCACGTTTAGCGCCACAAAGAAATGGACAACCTGCCCGGTCTGGATCCTGTACGACCTGCTTACCAGCAGCCGCTACGGGTTCGGCACCCAAGTTACAGAGGCGCAGCTAGACACCGCCAGCTTCTATGCCGCTTCCGCCTATGCAAACACCTTGGTGCCTGATGGTAACGGTGGCCAAGAACCTCGTTTTGCCTGCAACGTCAACATCCAGACGCAGGAAGAAGCGTACAAACTCATCAACGATCTGTGCTCGGTATTCCGTGCAATGCCGTACTGGAGCGTGGGTCAGATTGAATTTGCCCAAGATCGCCCGACGGATCCCGGCTACATCTTCAACCAGTCCAACGTCACCGAGGAAGGCTTTACCTATAGCGGCAGCAGCCTGAAAACACGTCACACCGTTGTTGGCGTCAAGTATTTCGACATGGATGCCCGCGACCACGCCTATGAGGTGGTGGAAGACGCGGCGTTGATTGATAAGTACGGGATGGTCAAGACTGAGATTGAGGCATTTGCCTGTACCAGTCGCGGTCAAGCCCGGCGCGTGGGTCGCTGGATGCTGTACGAAGAAGCCAACACCACTGAAGTCGTCACCTTCACCACAGGCATTGCGGCTGGGCAGTACGTCCGCCCCGGAACCGTAATTCAAGTCATGGACCCCGTGCGTGCGGGTCGCGTTCGTGGTGGCCGTGTTCGCAGTGCCGCCAGCGCCAAGAGCATCACGCTGGATCGCTCCGCCGATCAACTATTCACTGATGCCGTACCTAGCAGCTTCCGCTTCAACGTAATGCTGCCAGATGGCAGTTACCAAGGCATCGAAGGCGCCACCATCAACGGCAACCTCGTCACGCTGCCAACTGCACTGAACGCAATCCCGACGACTGGAGCACCTTGGGTTATTGGTATCACCACATTGTCATCCCAACTGTTTCGCGTCGTTTCGGTACAAGAACAGGAAGGCGATCAGTACGTCATCACTGGCGTTAAATACGACTACAGCAAATACGACTACATCGAGCGCGACACCCCGCTGGCTCCACGGGACATCACTGACCTAAACGAACCGCCTGCTGCACCAAGCGGACTGACCGCCTCAGAACTGTTGTACGAATCGAATGGCCAAGTGCTGTCCAAGGTGCTTGTTAGTTGGGCTTCACAGCAAAACATCACCCAATTCGTATTTCGTTATCGATTGGGAGACGGCAACTGGACAACTGTTTTCACAAAGTCCCCGGACTATGAAATTCTCAACAGCGAGGTGGGACGCTACAGCTTTGAACTGCAGGCTGAGTATTCCGTCCTAAATACCAGCGTCAAACGCTCTGGCACAGCAACTGCCACCTTTGACGCGCTGGGCAAAACGGCACCGCCGACTACCATCCCGGATTTGTTCATTGCGCCGATTGATGAGCGCACCGCTGAACTGTATTGGCCGCAAGCCGTAGACCTCGACGTTCGTATTGGCGGTCAAATCCGCATCCGCCACACCCCCGAGATCGGCGCCAATGCCACCTGGGGTCGCGCCAATGACATCACCCCGGCAGTCAGCGGCAGCAGCACCCGCAAGATTGTCCCGCTGCTGGAAGGTACCTACATCATCCGTGCGGTTGATAGCACCGGCAACGAATCCGCTGGTGTGGCAAGCGTGGTGGTGGATCTGCCCGCACCGCAAGACAGTTACTTGGTGCAGGAATACCGCGAGGAAGACGACAGCCCGCCATTCCAAGGCAGCAAAACCAATATGTTCTACAGCAGCGATGAAGGCGGCTTGGTGCTAACTGCCACCGGCTTGATCGACGACATTACCGACTGGGATTCCGTCAGCAACATTGACTTTTACGGCGACACCAGCCCAACCGGCAGCTATCAATTCCTCAGCACGCTGGATCTCAGCCAGGTCTACGACATTGACCTGCTGGCAATCCTGAAGACCCGCGCCTTCCAGCCCGGCAGCCTATGGGATGACCGCGTTGAGTACATCGACGAGTGGGACGACATTGACGGTGACGACCTGAGTGCCGTAAACGCTGCGCTCTACGTGCGAACAACCAACGACAATCCCAGCGGCACACCGACCTGGGGCAGTTGGCAGCCTTACGTCAATGGCACCACCCGTGGTCGCGGCTTCCAGTTCAAAGTTGAAGCCACCAGCCATAACCCCGTGCAGAACCTCGTGATCAGCGAGTTAGGTGTTACCACCAAGCTGCAGCGACGGACTGAACAGCAACGCGGCTTGAGCAGTGGCGCCACGGCTTACAGCATCACATTCCCCAGTGCGTTTTACGCCACTCCCAGCGTAGGTATTACTGCTCAGGACATGGCAACCGGCGATTACTTCACGCTCAGCAGCGTCAGCCGGACTGGCTTCACCGTGACTTTCAGGAACAGCGGAGGTAGCATGATTAGCAGGTCTTTTGACTATCAAGCCGTTGGTCACGGCAGGCAGATCACCTAATGGCTCAGGCAACTGACTACGCATTAGCCAACCAGAGCGGGGCAAACTTCCGCTCGGAACTGAACACGATCCTGGCCGCCATCGTCAGCCAGAACAGCGGTTCCACTGAGCCCACCACCACCTACGCCTACCAGTGGTGGATCGACACTGGCGTCAGTCCGGCACTGCTCAAGCTCCGAAACGCGGCTAACTCCGCTTGGATCACGGTCGGTGACGTTACCGCCGCCAACCTCGGCCTGCTGAGCAGCACCACGGCAGCGAGCACCTACCTGGCACTGGCTGGTGGCACGGTTACTGGCAACCTTGAGATCGGCACTGCTGGCAGCCTGACATTTGAAGGCAGCACCGCCAACGCATTTGAGACCACGCTGGCGGTCACGGACCCCACGGCTGACCGGACCATCACGCTGCCCGATGCCACGCTGACCGTGGCTGGCCGTGACGTGGTGCAGTCATTCTCTGCTGCCCAGCGTGGATCGGTGGTGGCGCTGACGGATGGCGCGAGTATCACCATCGACCTGTCACTCGGGAACTTCTATTCGGTCACGCTCGGTGGCAACCGGACATTCGCCGCACCAACAAACCAAACCGCTGGGCAGAGTGGCGTAATCGTAATAACGCAGGACGGGACCGGGGGGCGGACAGCGGCTTTTAATAGTGCGTTCAAATTTCCTGGCGGAACCGCGCCGACGCTAACAACGACGGCCAACGCTGTGGATGTAGTCGCGTTTTATGTTGAGTCAGCTACTCGCATCTCCGCCCGTCTGATCGCTGACCTGAAATGAGCATCATCAACAACGGCCTGCTGCTGGCTAGCGGCGCTGATGCTGCAACGACCTATCAGATCAGCAGGAGCCTCAGGTTCAACAGCGCCGACTCGGCTCATTTATCAAGAAACTGCTCGGCGCCTTCAAGTTCGTGGACGTTGAGCTTATGGGTTAAACGCTCAAAGCTGTCAACGTATCAGTATTTTTTTGCTCCCCAAATGTCCGGCTCCAATGTTGGACTTGTTTTTAACAATGACGATAGGTTGCGCTGGTACGACACCGATGGAACCAATAATTACAACTATTACAGCACCGCTGTTTTTAGAGATGTTTCCGCCTGGTATCACATTGTTATGCGTGTTTCGGCGGGCGCATTTACTATTTACGTCAATAATGTGAGTCATATAACTGGAAATTTATACGCAGGCCTTCAATCCGGTAATTGGTATTTGGGATGCATTTATTCCGGCAGTCCAATATATTTTACCGATGCTTATTTTGCTGACATTTATTTTATTGACGGCTCCGCCAAGGTTCCGGGTGATTTTGCCGAGACCGACGCCACCACCGGCCAGTGGATCCCGAAAACGTATAGTGGCAGCTATGGCACCACCGGCTTCAGACTGTCTCTGAGTGATAACTCCGGCACCACCAGCACGACGCTCGGCAAAGATGCCGCCGGTTCAAATAACTGGACGCCCAACAACTTCTCCGTTGCATCGGGCAGCGGGAACGACAGCCTCGTAGACACCCCGACTTCTTTTGGGTCCGATACGGGCGTGGGGGGCGAGGTTCGGGGAAATTATGCGACGTGGAATCCACTAGCACTCGTTTACAACACTCCATCTCTTTCTAACGGCAACCTCGATAGCGCAAACAATAATTCGGTTTGCGTTAGCACTATTGGGATTCCGCCTACGGGTAAGTGGTACTGCGAAGTGTCTGGGACCGGCATGACCGGAGGCATTTGCCCAATTCCTCGCACCACACAAATTGAATACAATATCGGTAACGGGGTTACAGGTGTTATCGGTATTGCGGTAAATCGTGATGCCGACGAAGTGAAATTGTATAAAGACAATGTTCTTCAAAGTACGACAAGTATTTCAGGGGCTGGGATTTCAACGTCAGCGCCCGTATTTATCCAGTCATACGCTGGCGGCACTCTAAACGCTGGCCAACGCGCCTTCGCCTACACCGCCCCCAGCGGCTTCAAGGCACTCTGCGACACGAACCTCACCTCGCCGACGATTGCTAAGCCGAATACGGTGATGGACGTGCTGCTCTACACCGGAAATACTCCTTCTACACAAACAATTAGTGGATTAGGCTTTTCTCCAGATCTTGTTTGGTTGAAAGTTCGCAATGCCGGTGATTATCATCAGCTTTATGACTCCGTTAGGGGCGCGACTAAATACTTACACCCCAATGTTACAAACGCAGAAGCGACAGATGCAAACGCCTTGACTGCTTTCAATAATGATGGTTTTTCCGTTGGTTCAACAGGTGGCGTCAATAGTGGCAGCATGGTCGCCTGGTGCTGGGACGCCGGCTCATCAACAGTCACCAACACACAAGGCAGCATCACTTCGAGTGTGAGAGCTAACGCCAGTGCGGGGTTTAGTGTTATTACCTATACCGGCAATGGAGCAACAAATGCAACTGTCGGTCATGGATGCGGAACGGCTCCTCATTTAGTCATAGGCAAGTGGCGAGGAGGATCATCCGACTGGGAGGTTTATCACAAAGCTGCTGGCGCCACAAAAGTATTGCAGTTAAATAACACCAATGCCGCAGGTACACTTGGACACTTTGGAAGTACAGACCCGACCAGTACTTTGATCACGGTAAATGCCAGTGGCACTGGTAATGAAATTAACGGCAATGGTCAAAGCTATGTTTTGTATGCTTTCGCCCCAGTGGCGGGCTTTTCGGCGTTTGGCAGCTACACCGGCAATGGCAGCTCGGATGGGCCGTTTGTGTTTTGCGGTTTCCGTCCTCGCTGGATTCTTACCAAGCGTTATGACGGCGGTGCAAACGGCTGGGGCATGTTTGATGCGTTGCGGCCTGGGTACAACTTAACTGATAGCTTTTTGCAGGCTCAAAGTTCAGGATCAGAATCAACAGGCGCTTCTGCGTACTCAATCGACATTCTTTCCAACGGGTTCAAAGTTCGAGGAACGGATGCCTTCGTAAATCAATCTGGTGGTAGTTACATCTACTGTGCATTTGCTGAGTCGCCCCTGCAATACGCCCGCGCCCGCTGATTGCCACCCGTCCTAAACTCAAGCCAACGCGACAAACCCATGCCTTACGCACTTCCCGATGGCACCACCCTCCCGATGGATTCACCGTGGGAGTACCAGGACATCAATTATCCGGCCAACTGGCTCCGTCTCAGCACGCAGCTAGACCGCGACCGGCTGGGAATTGTCTGGATCGATCCGCCCCCGGAGTACGACCAGCGTTTCTATTGGGGCTATGACGCCGATGGTCACCTGATCCCCAAGGATCACGCCCAACTCGTCGATCAATGGGTGGCACAGACTCGCCAAACCGCCAACACTCTCCTTGCCCCAACCGACTGGATCATCATCCGCGAGGCTGACAACGGCAAAGCTGCCGATCCGGTGCTGAAGACCTGGCGTGAGGACATTCGCCTTGCCACTGGCGTGAAGGTGACCGCAATCCGTGACACGGCTGACACCCCAACGCTGGCTGCCTACATTACTGGCGCTGATTATCCCGTCTGGCCGCGTGATCCTTACAGTCCTGAGCCTGTTGTTGCTGAGTCTGCTGCTGACGATGGGGTACAGCCTGCTGGCGATGGCAGCTTCGCAGGAACCTCCGATGCAGGACTGGATTGATGGCGGTCAAGAGTAAGACCGGCGCCAAAACTATCCAGCATGTGCCGGGCAAGCCGAAGCGCACATCAATCGGACAAGGCCAACACTCACGCCTTCGCAACCGCAAAAAACTACGCGGGCAAGGTAAGGGTTAGTAGACCCAATAAGATGTAGTCAGATCTACTGACTGCGGTGACACAAACCCCGTCTGACACAGGTTTTTGGCGGGGCGTCAAACAAGAAGCCGCAGCCGGCCTGCTGGTACTTTTAGCCGGTGGCGCTATCACAGGTATCGGCTACTTGGTTTACACAGTTCCATCTCAACTGGAACGTGTAATTCAAAATCAAGAGCAGTTCAAAACTCGTGTTAGTCAACTAGAAGACACAGTTAAAGATCACGACGTTCGTATCATCAAACTAGAACTGCGTCGCTAATGTCCGTCATCCACATCACCGATCACGGCAACGGCTACCGCCTGGAGCAGTTGATGAATGAACGCGGCGAGTTGTATTACCGCGCCTGCAAAGACAGCGTGTGTCGGTACGCCGAAGACTATTACATCGCCGTGATGTATCTCGAAGGAATGGGCTGGGATCCTAAGCAACAAGACCCCCAGTAATCCAGAAAATAATCTGATCTTCTCGTTCTGCAGTCCAAAACGGCTGGCGCCTGTACCACTCCAGCCAATCCTCCGATGATTTTGCAATGTTGCAGGCAAAGCAACACGCCACCAGATTCCACTGGTGCGTAAGACCGCCCTTCATTTTTGGATGAACGTGATCCAGGGTGGCGTGGCGCTTTAATTCATCGCCGCAATACGCACACCTGTAATCCCAATCGCTGAGGATTCCTTGCCTAAACCTTAATTTCGCCTCTTTTTTGTTTAAGTATTCGCCATCCTCAATGCGATGGTCCATACCGGGCAGTGGCTACTGGAACGGTAGCGGTAGAAACTATTACGTGCTCTAGACGTCTTCTCTACTACAGCTAAACTCAAGGAAAGCTTTTGCTTTTTATGACCGACCAACAACTTGCCGTCACCGCCGTAGTGGTGGCTGCCGGATCCGAAATTATCGGAATGAGCAGCCTCAAATCCAACAGCTGGATCCAACTGATTCTTCAGGCCCTCCAGCTGGTATTTCCGAAGCGTCGCCGCTAATCCAAAAGAGGGCCTTGTAATGGCAACCACCAAGATCCGCCTTGCCGATCTATTCCGCTACTACAAGGCCCTTCCGCACCAGCTCGCCGCCATAACCGAGCTGGAGCAGGCCATCAATAAAGCCAACCCCAACATTCTCGGCCGCGACCAAGGCTGGTTCAAGACCTGGAGTGTGGCCGGCAAGCAAACCAGTTTCCCCAATACATGGGAAGGCGTCCTTGAAGCCGCCCGCGTTGCTGGCGCCAAATTTCCAGAATTGGTCGCTGCCCAATGGGCACTGGAATCCAACTACGGAAAACTGGTTTCAGGCAGAAACAACTTTTTCGGGTTGAAAGGCGAAGGCAGCGCCACCAAAACCCAAGAGTTCATCAATGGCCAGTGGGTCACGATCACCGACACGTTCATCGACTTCCCGGACCTGTTGTCGTGCGTGATCTACCTTGTTGACCACTGGTACAAGGATTACAAGCAATACAAAGGTTGTAACGGCGCCACCACCCGCGAAGAAGCCGCCCAATGGCTGGTGCGCGAAGGCTATGCCACCGACCCCAACTACGCCGGCAAGTTAATCCAGCTGATGGAACAACACGCTGGCACCAAACCTAAGGTCAAGCCCAAAGAAAAAATCCTCAAAGTCGCCTACGAATACCAGCTCGGACCTGACGATGGCGCGACCGGTTACCGCCAGTGTTTCAGCTCCAGCTGTGCGATGGTGGCCCGTTATTACGGCAAGATTTCCGGCGACTACGAATACAACAAACTCCGCGCCCGCTTCGGCGACACCACCGACCCCAAAGCCCAAATAGCTGCGCTCAAAGCATTGGGGCTTAATGCAACTTTCGAGATGGATGGCACGGTCGATGACCTGGAGAGTGAAATCAGCAACGGCCATCCCGTACCAGTGGGCTGGCTCCACAAAGGTCCCGTCAGCGATCCAACCGGCGGCGGCCACTGGAGCGTTGTGGTGGGCTTTACCCCCACGCACTTCATCATGAACGACCCTTACGGCGAGGCCAACCTTGTCGCCGGCGGCTACGTCAGCAACAAAGGCGGCGCCGGCGTGGCGTATTCCCGCAAGAACTGGCTTCCGCGCTGGCTCATCGAAGGCGACGACACAGGCTGGTTCATGCGTATCCGCCCCAACTAACCATGCGACCCATCGAACACAGCACCGAGTCGAGTTTCCACAAGGCCGCCACGGACCAATGGTTAATCGACCGCTTCAATTCGGGCGATTATCGCGGCCTCCTCGAAGCCGCCCTAATCCTGAACACGCTCCACCAGCTGGAGAAAACAAAGGCCAACTGGGCTATCCGTGAAGCAGCGGACAACCTAGCTGGCCAATTTGGCATGGACCGCGACTCGGCTTAGTCGCCTTGCTCCAGCTTCTGGATATACAGCTGGTACAGCCCGGTATATAGCGAGTGGAACGGGTGGTCAGGCTTATCCCGACCATCTTGTACATACAGCTTGTCCAAGAAATCAGCCCGTGCCTGATCCACGCAGACACGCGCCCACGATTCAGTTGCCCAATCAGCTGGAGTGCTCATCCTGTTTTTTCTCCACAAGTTTGAGTCGACGGTTCCGCTGTTCCCTGGGACCCGCCGTTGACCGCGCCAGCCTAGGCTTCGGCGCCGCTTCCGGCGGCACCTCCACCATGCAATTTGGGTAAAGATTCCTTGCCACCTGGATCGCATGATTCAGCGACAACCCCTTCACCAAATCTCGCTTGGCACCTTTACCGGGCAACCAAATCGTTAGCTCGTACTGCCTCAGCTTTCCCGGGACTGGCACTATTTCCATGACTTGGGGTAGTTGGGTTCTTCAATGCTATGAACAGCAACAATGCTGTCAGTGCACTGAGCAACAACTCGCGCCGCAGCGACAGCCCGCTCGTACGTGACCCAACTCGACGCATCCTCCCTGGAGCGGGTGTAACCGATTCCATTACCTTCCGAATAAACCGCCGTAACCCAACGGTCCCCGGCCATAACGACATAGCGAGTCATCAGTAGTAATTAAATTACTGTGTAAGCCTAGTAAGTTTACCGCACCCGACCCAGACTATGAAGACATCTAACTGAGTCTTATGCGTCTTGCTCTTGTGAATCTGGCTGTTGCTTGGAGCGCATCCTTCCCTGCACCCGCCGTTGCACCGACTCAG